ATGGGAGTACAGCAAGTGCAAGCCGCACTTGACAAGGATTCGGCCTTCAGGCTTGTTACCTTGAACGGGCTAAAAGAATGGTGGAACAAATTGCTTGCCATTGGTGCGGGTAATGCCACAAAAGAAGCTGCCGCCACAGCCGTAGATACTTCGGCGCAAAGTGCGAATGCCACGGCCACCTCCGCCGATGCGACCGCAAAAGAAGCCAAGGCCGCAGCCGCCACGGGTGCTGCCGCCGCAGAGGTTACGGACACGACCGCTACAACCGCGAATGCAGTAGCAGCAAGCGCAGGAACGAAAGCTAATATTGGCCTTGCTGGGGCATTCAGGATGGTTGGTGCAGCCATCAAGTCGATTCCCGTATTCGGATGGATTGCAGCGGCTATTGGTGCCTTGATTGGCTATGTTTCCCATTTGGCTAAAAAGTCAAAGGAGGCCGCTGAGGCCATGAAAGAGCAACATGAGGTAATGAAGGATGCCAATAAGGCATATATCGATGCGAAAGTTGCGCTTGCAAACAATATCAAGGCATTGGAAACATTCAACGGTACGCAGGCACAAGAAAAGAAACTTATTGATGACCTGAATACCAAATACGGCTCCGTGTTGGGGTATTATAAGACCCGTGCCGAGTGGCTTGATGTTTTGATTGAAAAAGGCGAGGCTTATTGTCAGTCGTTATTGCTTGAAGCGAAAACCGAAGCACTTGCCGAAAAGTACAAAGAAGCCTATGTAAAGAGATTGGAAGTTGAGGAACAAGTCGCCGATGGTACTTATTTCAGTTGGTGGGATAAGAGGGTAAAATACAACACCCAAAAGATTAAGCAGTTGGGGGATGAGGCCATCAATGAAGCGAAGAAAGAGGAACAAAAGTGGGAGCAACTCGTTAGCGATGCCTACAATGATTTGGAGAGTTTCAAGGATGAAAACGGCCTTGATTTTCATCCGACCCCTGAAACCATCACACCCAAAGCCGCCAACAATGTAAAGAAGGCGATTGAGGATTATAAAGAAGCCATTAAAAGCTATATAAAGGATGCAGATGGTGAAATCACCGACCTGATTATTGCATCGCAGGAGGATGGTTTGGAAAAGGAATTGGCGGCTTCAGAGCGTGCCACCGAAAGAAGGCTTGAGGGTTGGGAAAACCAGCTTCGCACCCTTGCAAGGCAGCGAAAGGAAATGCTGAAAGCCCAATATATGAGCAAAGAAGGCGCAACCGAAGAGGGATGGGAAAAGACTTCGGCTGGAAAGAAGTCGGAGGATGATTATATGAATGACATACTGAATGAGGGTGGCGAGATTGCCGAAAGATATTATGCCGTTCAAAAACAAATCATCGAGAATGGGGAAAAGGAAAACGAGGCAATAAGGCAGAAATACTTGGATAGTTGGATTGACAATTACGGCTCTACGACACAAAAATTGGAGAAACTTGAAAGGGAATGGAACGAGGCGATTGCTTCATTGCCAAAAGAGTTTCAAGACGAAGCCATCAAGGAGAGAGAACAAGCGTTTGCCACCCTGAAATCCGAGAATTTCAAGAACCTGATTGATTGGGACAGCGTTTTCGGCGACCTTGACAACCAGTCCATCCAATCGTTGAGGGCTAACCTCGATAGGATTAGGGCGTACTTCGAGCAAAACAAGGAGGCCATGAGTGCCACCGAGATAAAGGACTACACCGAGGCCATCAAGCGGATGGAGGATGAAATCGCCGACCGCAACCCCTTTGAGGCCATGCACAATTCGTTGAGGGACATCGGGGCTGCAAAGACGGAGCTGGTGAACGCCCTGAATGAGGTTGCCGATGCCCAACGGGCATTGACCGAGGCGCAAAACGAATACAACGCCGCCCAAGAATACCTCAACCAGCTTCAGGCCGAGGTGATGAACGGCGACCTTGCGGAGGATAGCCAAGAGGTGATTGATGCCAAAAACGCCGAGGCGGATGCAGAAAAGAGGTTGACCCAAGCCAAGGAAAGAAGCGTGAAGGCCGAAAACAATGTCATCAAGGGGCGAAACAACCTGACCGCCTCTTACCGCAACTTCGCCACCGCCTTGAAGAATTGCGGCTCGGTGGTGGGTGATGTCGGCACCAAGGCAAAGAACCTTGCGGCCGTGTTCTCGAAGGATTTGGCCGACAGCATGGAAAAGGGCATCGACTTCATGGATGAAATCATCGATGCGGCCTCCAGCGTGATAAACGCCATTTCGGATGTGGGCAAGGGCGCGGCCACGGGCATTGAGGCCGCCGTGGAGGCTTCGGCACAAGGCTCGACCGCCGCAGCAGCCGCCGGTGCTACGGCAATCTCTACCATTGAAAAGGCATCGGTCATCCTGGCCGTGATTTCAGCCGCCTTGCAGGTGGCAACGGCCATCGCCAGCCTATTCAATAGCGATGACGCGAAAAACAAGCAGATTGAGAGCCTGCAGAAGCGTATCGACCAACTGCAATGGGAGCTGAACAATCAGGATATTGTGAGGTTCAACGAGGAATACAAGGATGCCGTGGAGCAAGTGAGGGACACACTTGCCGAATCGGTGGAATACGCAAGGCAAAACAGCATGGCATACCAGCAGGCCGCAGATGAAGCAGCCGCCGCTTGGCAGAGATACTACCAAGCGCAACGGGAAGGCCAAAACAGTTCGTTGGCTTTGGATGCGATGATTGCAGAAAAAAAGGCCAAGTCCATACTGCAAAGCGAAGCCGAAAGGCTGGCAACGGTCAAGTTGGCCGACGCTTGGTCTAACGTGGACTATGCCACGGGAAGGGCTTTGGGCGAGGCTCGTTACGAGAATGCAAGGAAAATGATTGAGAACATAGCCGAGCAGGCCGTTCTCGTACAAGAGCAACTTGAAGCCGAAAAGGACAAAAAGAATCCCGATGACGAAGCGATTCAGGACTACGAGAACCAACTGAAAGAGCTTCAGATGGACGGCGTGAATGTGGTTCAAGATATGCTGGAGGAAATCATCGGCAGCTCGGCGGCTGACCTTGCCTCCCAACTCGGTGATGCCTTCATCGAAGCCGCCGCCCAAGGCGAGGATGCTATGGAGGCATGGCACAAGAAAGTGAACGACATCGTGGCCGATGTGATGAAGCGGATGCTGGTGCAAAAACTACTTGAGGAACCCATCGGGAAACTATTCGGTGAAATGCAAAAGAAGTGGTTTACCGATGGAAAGTTCAATGGCATTCAGGCCGTGATTGATTCATCCCAAGACTTTGCCAATGGCCTGAATCAAATCGGCACCGACTTTCAGTCCATTTGGGAAAACCTTCCCGATGACCTGAAACAATGGTTCGGGATGGATGAGCGCGAAGGCTCACAGCGGGGCATTGCCACGGCCTCGCAGGATTCGGTGGATGAGAACAACGCCCGCCTGACCACCATTCAGGGTCACACCTACAGCCTCGTTCAAGGGATGGATGAACTGAACGGGACGGCCTCCCTGATTCTCGATAGGGTGACGGGCATTGAGCGGAACACCGATGAGGCCAACAATAAACTTGACAATATGGGCAACCGTGTGAGGAACATCGAGAACACGATTGACGACATACAAAGGAACGGAATCAGGATAAGGGGATAAAGCCATGAAAGAGATTGAGAAAGCGCAAAGGAATTGGCTGGATGCCAAGGAAAAGGCCGCAAGGTCTGAGGAAAGCAAGGGGCATTCGGGCATTGCCCGCAAGTTGGATGCCTGCAAGATGTTCAAGGGTGACGAAACGCTGGAGGGCATGGTGGACTTGATGTTCAGCCCGCAAGGCGCGGAGTTCCTGACCAGGTACAAGTTCCCCGACTTGGCCACCTTCAGGAGGTTCAGGAAATACGACCCTGAACGGATGGGGGTGCATATAGACCGAGGGGAAATCTCCCTTCAGGACGAAAAGAGGGTGTTTTTGGTAGGGAAAACCACCGCCCGACTGAAATACACCGTGACCCAAGGAAACCGCCTCGTGTTGATGCACGGGGCGAAGGCAATCGTTGAGGCTTCGGGCTGGGCTATCGTGAGAATCGAGGCCGATGACAGTTGCGAGGTGGTGGTGAAAACGAATGACCATGCAAAAGTACTGCAATGAGATACGAGAACAAACTATTCATAGACGGCTTGGATGCAATGGTCGAGTATGGGGTATTCGTGGAGCGTAACGGGTACCGCCAGCTTATCCAGCAGCCCGTCTTCAAGAAAATCGACCAAACGGAGTGGCCGGAGTTTGACGGCGTGGAGGCGGATGTGGCCGCCCCAATGCTGGACGCAAGGCAGTTCCAAATTCAGTTCTGCATCAAAAACGTGCGATGGGCGGAGGATTTGTTTCTCGCACTTTCGGACGGTGTTTACCATGAGTTTGATTTCAAGGAGGTGGATATTAAGGTGAATTTGAGGCTCGTTTCAAACGGAGCCTTTTCGTCATATATCCGCCTTGGAAAGATGACCCTGACCTTTGCCGATGACTTCCCTTCAGGGCTTAAAGGGGAACCCTATGAGCTGGGCGAGAGTGAGGTGGTGCAGCGTGGCTATACGATTGACGACATCGACTTCTCGCAGTTCGGGATGTATGTTTTGAAGGGTACTGACGATTCCATCAGGAAAGCCCCCAACGTGCGTGAGAACCTGAAAATCACGGCAAAGAATATGTCTGGCGCGATCTACGACAGCAACGGCGATGTGCATTGGAGGGCAAAGGACATGACCCTGAAACTGTTTGTGAGAGCCGCCGACCTTGAAGAGTTTTGGGAACGGTACGGCGCACTTTATCAGGTATTGATGTCGCCTGGCCTTCACACCTTCAATTTCAGCCCTATTGATGTGGATTACCATTGCTTCTACAAGAGCAATTCGGTGTCGAGGTTCGAGATATTGACCAGCGGGAAAGTGTGGTGCGAGTTCTCGGTGGTTATGACCGTGACCGATTGGCACCCCGTCAGTTCGTGGCTGTTGCTTGAAACGGAGGGTGAGGAATTGGTCATCACCGAGGGCAACATCAACTATACCATCACGATTAGGATTTAACCTTTTAATTTCAAGATTATGGCAGATTTACCAACAAAGAAAATCTCCGAATTGCCGTTGAGTTCGGTGCTTACCGGCCTATACACAATCGGAGTGGATGAGAACAACGAGAGTGTCAAGATTCCTCTCGGGCAATTGATTAACGCATTGCAGCATGACATTGACGATGCGGCGCAAGCTGCGGCGCAGGCGCAATACAACATCGACCACTTGACCGTGACCGAGGGGATGATTGCCAACGGAGCC